CCTTTTTTAAAGTTATCATAGGTATGTTGCATTTGAGGAGTCCATTGTCCTGCCATATCTGCTACAGCACGTCTTGAACTTAATGACCTGTATGCTTGAGCATCTGTTTCATTTACTGATTTAGTAACTGATTTATAAGTTTTACCATCTACTTTTATAGAATAAAAACTTTGAGGTTGTAAAGTTTTATTATTTTTAATACTATTAAATTCATCTCTACTTATTGATACAACTTTACCATCAACTGTTTTAGTCCATAAATTAGCACCTCCAAATTGAGCCATAATATTAGCTTTATTTAAAGGAGTAATAGTACCTGTAGGATTATTTTTACTTTTTATTTTAGACTCTAAAATAGTATCAATATGTTCTAAATTTCTTGATGCTATCTCATGGTCTTTTAAATACATAGTTCTTTCAACAGTTCTACCATATTGAGATTTTGTATTTAATCTAATAGCAGGAGCATAGATTTGTTTATTTCTCTTTTGGAAATCTTCTATACTCTTATAATAAGCCATATCTGTTGTAGTAAGCTGAATTATTTGAGAAGTAGCATGGAAACTATTCCAAAAGTAATTCTCTAAATCAGCTTTGGTAGCACCTTGTATATCTCCTAATTCTTTACCTCTTACTAATCTTCTAGCATTAGGTGTTTCTAATATTTTTAATGTATTATCTTCTTTAGATTTAGTTTCAAATAATCCCATTTCATCCCATTCTTTTAATCTTTTATCAAAAGATTCATTTATAGAGGATTCAATAGTATCTCTCATTAATCTATTAATTTTTTCACCTGCTAAAGGTTCTCCACTAGCAGCTAAATCTTTAATTTTATCAATAATATCATTTAATTTAGGAAAGAATTGAAATTTATTACCATTCTTATCAAAATTATCTATTTCTTTTACAGTACCATCCGCAATAAGAGGTTTTCTATTATTAACTAATGTAATTCTATCTAATTCTTGATTAGCAAGTTCTACAAATTGATTTAATAAATGTTCCTTATAACTACCAGTTGGAGTTAAATTACCATCAATATATTTTTTAAATTTAATAAACTCAGCTGATGGAGCATCTGCTAAAATAGGTACATGATAATAAGCAGACTTATTAGTTGAGTCTGAAAAATACTCATTCATTAAAGCTAAAGTATAATCAGTCTCAGTTAAATCTGAGTAAGATACATTATCAAAGTGTAATAAAGATTTTCTTTGTAATAAATTTCTTGCATTAGTACCTTCATCTCCTAAATCAGCTAATTGTCTTAACCAATCTCCTCTAAATTGTTTCTTTTCTGCATCATAAAACCAATTATATTTAGCAAATTCAGTACCAATAAACTCTTTAAAGTCAGTCATATTACCATGACTAATTTGAAAGTTTTTGATAAGTTTACCTATATAAGATGGAACTAAATGAGAGTAATGACTTTTACCATTCTCATTTACAGAACTTTCTATACTATCATCTGCTACATTGGCTAATTTCTCAGCTAATGAACCAATAGATTTAGATTGTGCTTTTAAATCAATTCTACTTTCATTACCTAATTCATCTTTTTCTCCAGATTTTACATTAGCAAATATACCTCTTAAAGTATCTAAGTAACCTTCAACTGAAGGAGTTAGTTTTAATTTAGCACTATCATCATGCATAGTATAAGTTAATGCCTGATTAAGAGTATCTGTATCTATATCAATACCAATAGATTTAGATAAATCTTGTATAGAACTAATATTTTTTTCTATCCAAGCTCCTAATATTTCATTATGTACTTCTGAGGTATCTTTAGCTAATAATTCTAATCCTTTATATTCTTTTAATAAATTATTAGTTTTTACTAAATTAGCATCAATATTTTCTTTATTAATTCTACCATCAGTATTATATATAGCATTACTGGTTAATCTAGTACCACTTTCATAGTTATCTCTAATCTCTGATAATAAGTGTCCTACACCTTGAGTAGCATTAATTTGCACTGTTTTATATCCAATATTACCAGCAGCATTAATAAAAGGTTTTTGAATCCATAATGGAACAAAATCTTTTCTAAAGTTACTATAAAATTGACTTTGTAAATCTAATTGTTCTTTAGAATGATTACCATCTATATCAGCTATAGTATCTATTATATCATAAACCCATGATTTTTTAGTAGCTAATTCTTCTAACATAGGCATTAAGTGTGTATCTTTAGTCATACCACTTAATTTTCTCATTAAAGAATTAAAAGCATAATCAGCAGGAATATGTCTCTCAAATCCTAAATCATCTACTTCAGGTTCACCATCAAAACCATTCTTTACTATATTAGATAATACTCTTCTAACATTCTGACTTAATGATTCATTAGCTGATAAATGTCTAAAATTAATCATCCAGCCATCCTTAACTTGTTCCTCTTTAAAAGATTGAGTATTAGATGGTTCAACTATTTCTCCTTGGTCAGAAGGGTCAGCACTTAAATTAGCTTTTGCTATTTTTAATGAATTTACATCAAATTTTAATCCTTCAGTAATCTTTAAATAACTTGTAGAAAGCTCAGCTAATCCACTAAAATTATCTAATACTTTTTTAAACTCTGCTGCTCTCCTAGGGTCCAATCCTTCTATAGTTAAACTCTTCTCAAAAGAACTCTTTACAGCATTAAAAATGCCTTGAGGAGTCTCTTTATTAATTACTTCTTCTCTACTTAAATCAGGATTAACTCTCTGTAAATTATCTACTACTCTTGTAAACATATTAGATACAAGTACAGACCTATCAATTTTAGTTTGAGGGTCATATACTTTATGTACTTTATCTATAGCAGAAACTTCTTCTATATTATGCACAAAAGTACTACTGATGTAATCACCAGTAGTACTCTTAATATGATTAATTAATTCTTCTTTAGAAGGTAATCTATATTCTCCTTTGTCAATTGCTTCTTGTTCATTATTAGCACTTATCCAAGAATTAAGCTTAGCTCCTATAAAAGGGAGCTTATAGCCTAATTCATTTGATACATCTGTTGCTAATTCAAGATTCTTACCTGTTAAAGTTATACAACTTGCCATATATTATTAAATTGATATACATTTTAATTCATTAATTTTTTCATCCTTATTCAAATTATTCCAAACTTCTAAATCTATACCTTTTTTACTAAGTAAGTCTCTAGTATTTGAATCAAGATTAGCAAAGGTATGCAAATTATCTGAGTTATCCAAGCTTTTAACTGATTTATTTTTAAATTCACTAGTTATTTCCTTATCTGCATACTTACCTTTATTAATATCCCAAAAGAATTTATCTAATAAGGCAGTATTAGTTTTGGATAATCCTAATGTAGTTTTAAAGAAATCAATAATTCTTCTACCTAATGATTTATCAGCTACCTCAGTTAATGTATAATTTTTATAAGCATTAGCCATATTTTCTTCTAATTTAGACTCAGATAATCTTCCCCATTTACCTCTAGCTTCTGCAAATAATGCAGCTTTTTCAGATGATGAAGTAAATTTATCCATAACTAAATGGAATGCTTCATGATATACAGTTCCTTTAGAAGCTATATCAGATATAACCATAAGTCCATCTTTATATATACCCCAAGCAGCAGCACCACCTTTATTTACTTCTATTAAACCTTTATGAATCTTAAGTAAATCACCTCTTACAATATTTGGTAATATTTTATTAAGATGCTCTATTTCTTTAGGTTGGTCCCATACTTGCCATGATTTAGTATCTACTTCACTTGCTTTAGGTCTCCTAGGTTTTTTATTCATAGAACTTAATAAATCATCTCCTAATATTCCTTGTGTAGGATTAAAAGGTTTTGATGTATCAGGTTTAACTTCTATAGGTTTAACTTGATTTAGAGTAGTTTCATTAGATTTAGGAATAATAGAACTACTAATAATAGTTTCTTCTTTAGCTCTCTCAGCTAATGCAGATTTGTTTTTATCAATAGTTTCTCTTAATAACTCAATAGAATCAGCTTTACCTGCTGTCTTACCATTAGCATCTATAATTCCCATAAATACTTCTTTGCCACTATAGAAATCTTTTACTACATGCATAGGAATAGAATCTCCTTCTGACATAAAAGTACCAAGAGGTCTTACATAATCTTTAACTACTTTATTATCTGAGTTTAAATAGTAACCAGTTTCATCTTTATTAGTATCTAAGTCCTCAAATTTAGCATGATATTCCTTATAAGTAGTTTTATCAATATCTGCTTTTATTGAGTTATTTGTAATAGCACTAGAAGTAACAAGAGGAGTACTTTGTTTTGTAACCTCTGATAATACATCTTTCTTACCAAAAGATTTCTTTACAGCTTCTTCTTCATGTCCAATAACATATCTATCAACTATTCCATCTCTATATTTTAATATTCTACCACTAGGAGTAAGATAATAATCTGCTTCTTTAGCTTTACTATCCCAAGACATAGTAACTTTTTTGTCTCCAATATTTTTACCATATTGTCCTGAGTTTAACTCAGTTATCCAAGCAATATCTTTAATAATTTGAGATTTAGATTCAGTTAATTGATTAACAGGTACACCTTTATCATTAAGAATATCTCCTTTAGAAGTTACAGTATATTTACCACCGTAATTAACTTCAGTTCCTTTAGATTCAGTTACTGAAGTAGCAGGAGTAATTAACTTAGGTACTTCAACTTTTTCAGTCTTTAATATTTCACCTACTTTATCCTTACCCTTCATTTCAAATCCTGCACCAACTACACCTAGTTTATCTATATTACTACTTAAAATATTATCATTTATAAGCTTATCATTATATTCTCCTCTATTAATAGCATCTTTATCAATTTGTAAATAAGTACCATCTTTTTGTATAGCATTTAATACATCATTAACTACTTCATTAATAGGTCTATCACCAGTTTCACCTTCTTTAATATCTGTATTTAATACTGGTCCATTACTACTAAAATCACTAGCTAATTCAGGAACTTTCTCAGGGTCTCTTGTAAGTATTTTAGTTTGAGGACCTGCATCAGCAGTATCTTTTCTAACTGTAATAGAACCATCTCCATCCTCATTATAATTTATATGGAAATCTCCTAAATATAATTCATTATTAAGAGTATTAAAATGTCTTGTAAACTCTTCAGGGTCAGTAGCACTACACATATCTGTAGCAATTTTTATAATACTTTTGTATCTCTGGGTATTCTGAATAGTAGGGTCATTTAAATTAAACTCAGTAGAATTAAATCTCTTAGTTTTAACTAAAGTAGGATAGTATTTACCATCTGCACCTTCAACTAATAAATAAAGTCTACCATCATTATTACCACCTCTTATATCTAATCCTTTGATATCAGCAGTATTAACTCCAGTTTTATTAGTAATTAATTGTCCTTTTTGCATAATACCAAAAATAACTTTTTTACTAACAGTATCTCCATCTTTAATACCAGGAATAGTACCTAAAAATCTTTCAATATCTCCACTTTTTCTAAAAGGAATTCTACCTGAGAATACTTTAGATACATCATTAGTTTCTTTAGATATAAATTTAGTATCATCTTTATTTTCTCTAGCATCAAACTCATTTCTAACTCTCTGAGCAAATTCACTCATACCTGCAAATTGAGACATTCTATTAGCTGACCTATCAATAGCTCCTAATACTACTCCATTTTGAGTAATAAAGACAGTTCCTACATTATTAGTATCTAACTTTTCCCAAGCAGGGTCAATCATAAATTCAACTTTACTACCTGCTTTAAGTTGTCCCTTATTAACATAATCAAATCCACCATTATCTTTTACATAATTATATATAGTATGATAAGCAGATTTATTTTCTAAGTCTCCTATATAAGCAATTTCTCCACTATTTTTAAACCTATCTAAATCAATTTCATGAATCACTTGAATCCAATCTCTACTACCAGTATTAGTATTGGCAGGAGTATTAGAGGGTTCCATAATTGTATTTATATCTCTGTTACCATCTAATAAGTCTTTAGTTGTAACATTTCCTCCTACTAGAGTAGGTTTATCAGGTCTATTAGGAATATTTTCTTCAGGTACTTCAGGAGTATTTGCCGCAACTGATTCAGAATTAGCAAAATCTTTAATTTTATCTTCTACTTTAGTACTTTTTAATACTGAATTAATAGCTGCTCCAATAGCATTCTGAGCTTTCTGCATATCTTGAGGGTCAGTAGTTTCACCTGTATTAGGATTAACCCATAGATTATCTTCACTTATATTACTATAAGTATTTTTATCTAATAAGGTTTTTAAATCCTCAATATTATCTGACTTAGCTTTTAATATTCTTCTAGCTAAACTTCTTTGCTCAGGTGTTATATTTGTAACATTATCAATAGCAGGATATAAATCATTTAATCCTTTAGATACTTTTTTATATTCAGCAGCTATAGGGTTATTATTAGCAACTGCTTCATCAATAACCTTACGTTTTAACTCAGGAGATTCTGCACTATTAACAGTGTCTTTGAAATCTTTATAAGTCTTTGCAGTATTTACTTTAGTAGATATATCTGCTACTTTTTTATCCTCAGTTTCTTTTACAACAGCTTCTTTAGTATCATTAAGCATAGCTCTCAAAGCATCAGGATTTCTTGTATATCCATCATACTTATCAATAAATTCATTTCTAGCTTTAGCTAATCTACCCATATCTTCCATCTTATCAGCTAAATTACCATATTTAACAGAAGTTTCTTTATTACTTCTAATAGCTTCAGTTAATCTATCTAACTTACCTTTAACAGAATTAATACCTCTTTTATTAGCAGAAGCAGCTTTAGTATCTAATACACTTTGTTGTGTATCAGCTTCTTTCTGTATAGATTCTGCATTATTTGCATAGATAGTTGAATGTAATTTAGCTACATCTCCTATATTAAAATGTTGCAATGCTGATAACATTAATACTGGTGGCATATCTAATACATCAGTAATAGGATGTTCTACATTATCTTCATCTTTATAAGTCTTATCTCTAAATGTTTGCAGTAAATCAGAAGATTTATCTTTAACTTCTTTATACATATCTTGGAATCTTGATTCCCAGTTATCTATTTTAGTAAGCATCCAAGTCATTTCTTCTAGCTCATCATCTTTTAATTGTCCACCTGTTTTAGTTTTTAAAGCATCTGATACTTTTCTATAGTTATCTATAGTAGCTTTAGTATCTTCTCCTTGTTTCTTTACTTGGTCAATAACTTCTTTATCAGTCATATTATCAAATACAGACTTACCAGTTTCTTTATTAATAGATAATTCTCTTACTTGTTTAACATCTTCAGGTTTAAGTATAGAAGCTTTATCTACATTATCATATAAATCTTGTATTCTACCTGCTTTATCAAATAAAACAGCATCACTTACTAACTGAGAATGCTCAAAGTTTTTATAAGCAAATTCATCACCTTTTTGTGCTGCATCTGACTTAGCTTCTTCTAAGTGATTATGTCTAATAAGTCCTTGATATCTATTAATAAATTCAGGGTCTTGAACTCTTGAGTTTAATTTATCCACTAACTCATTAACTTCAGGTACAAGAGTTTTATGTTCTCTCATTTCATCCCATATACCACCATTCATAGTAATACTTTTACCTACAGAACCATCAGCTTTAACTTTATCTTTAAAACCAGGAATTCCTACAACACCTGCAAAAGCACCTATAATAAATTGTTCCCATTTAGAAGGATTACCATATACATCTTTAGCTCCTTGAACAAGATTACTTGCTATAGAAGTTATATATTGGTCAGTTGATTCAGTACTTTTGTTATCTATTTTACCTGATAAAAAGTTATCTAATTCATCTCCAAATTTATTACCTACTCCAGTAGCTACAGCATTCATCATCATTAATTGATTACCTGCTACTAAAGGATTAGCTGCCATCTTAGCATATTGTTGTAATTTGCTAGGTAATTTAGCAGCATAACTTTCTCCTTCTTCTCCTATAGTTTTTTCTATAAAAGGAGCTAATTTTCTAGCATTTTTATATCCACCTGCATAAGCTTTACCAAATTGAAATATCTCAGCTCCAGTTAATAATGGTAAGTTAATAGCAAAATCAACATTACTCATTTTAATTCTATCATCAGTAGCTTTCTGTAGATTAGAATTATATCTATCACTAACTTGTTTATCTAATACACTTTGACCTTGTTGATTAAGAACTTTAGCATAAGGATTAGTAGGGTCACCTGTCTCAGCAATTGTATAATACTCAGGGTCTTGAAGTAAAGTACCTTGTATTTTATCACTAAATACTTCTCTATCTTGTCCTATCTTAGCTTGTTGAGTGTTAAACCAATCTTGTGAATCAGTTATAGCAGATTGTCTAGCCCAACCCAATGAACCAGCTAAACCACCTGCTAATTTAATAACAGGTTCTGCATTTTTAAGAGTCTTAGCAGCTGCAAATAATTGTTTATTAAGAGCTATACCATCTAATACTGCATCTCCTGATTTATAAGCACCAATTACATCTTCATATGTTTTACCTACAGCAGCAGCTCCTTCAAATGCCATCCTAGCATCATTAAGTCCCATTAAACTAGCAGTTAAACCACCAGTAATTTCACCTGCAAGTCCTGCACCAACCATAAAACCTAAGTTTTTAAGTTGCCCACCTAAAAAGTTAGCAGTAAATATGTTATTATACCATTGACCATTAGCTTCATTTTGTTTCTCAACATCTGTTTGATAGTTAGGTAAAGCTTCTTCAGACCATTTATTAATATCTTGCATAGCAACACTAAATGGATTCTCTACAAAGCTATTCATAGTACCTTCCTTAGCCATATTACCAAGTCCTACAATAGTACCTATTAAACCATCAGCTAATGTAGTACCTGCAAGTACAGTACCTTTTAAGATACCTGCACCTACTTTATCATACCAAGGTTGTTCTAATGCTCTTGTATTACCTAAATCTTCTCTTTCTGATTCATTTTTAACAGCAGAATCATATTCAGATTCACCAAATCCATTACCTCCTACATAATCTGTAGGATTAGCAGATTCATCAGTTAAAGCTTCTCTAGGATTGTACTTAAGTTTATTAAAAAATTGATTAGCTTTTTGGTCTAAAGCATCATACTCAGGATTACCAGTTGGTGCTGGAACATCCTGAGTTACTACATTTTTATATTTACTTTTAGTTTTGTTAACTCCTTGTAATCCATCAATACTTTCAGATTCTTCTCCTGTATCAGTATTTACATATTGTTTTGCCATAATTTTTATTTTATTATCTACCTATAGGTGAATAAGGGTCTTTATTAGTATCTCCTGCAACTTGATTTAATCCATGTGAAACTACTTGTAATAAACCATCTCTTAATTGTAAACTAGCTTTTTTAGCTAAGTCTAAACGTCCTTGTTGTATATAACTTTGTACAAGTTTATCTCCATCTTGAATAGTCTTAGTATAATCATCACTTACCACATGATTAATTTTATACTCTTTACCACTCTGAGTAGTTACTACTAATCCATTAAATAAAGGAGAGTACTTAATATCAGTTATTAAAGGTTTAGATTTCTCAGGATTTACTCTATTCTTTTCTAAATCACTTAAACTAACTGTTTTATCTGTATGTAATTTATAACCTTCACTAGCATCTCCAATAGGAGTTAAACTCTTATTATCTGATGTGACTGCTTGAGTTATAAGATTATCTGCTCCTTTATAATCAGATAGACCAAATCCATAACTTGTATGTCTTGTCTGAGCATGTTGCTCAGTAAAACCAATTTTATTTTTTACATCTCTCCAATTATCTTTAGTAGTAATACCATAAGATTTTAAATTATTATAATCATCTGTACTAAGTACAGTAGGTTTTTTCATAGCCATTAATCTAGATACTTCTTTATGATGTACATCTATACCTCTTTGGTCATAGTCAGCTTCAGAGTATCTTTGAGGATTCTTCATCATATCATTATAAGATGAACCAGTTGGCATTGATTTATATTTAGCTGATACTGCTGCTATTTGTTTGTCAATATTTTTATTATAATCCATTACACTCTCATATTGAGCAACTGGATTAATATTTCCATTTCTACTAAATGCTGTACTTAATGGTACACCATTTGCATCAAACAATTTAGATTTAATACCACTAATTTGTTTAGCTATTGGAGTATTAATATTATAGTAACTAGAGGTAAATGGTAAAGACCCTGATTCTCCTGAAGGTGCTTGTAAGGCTTTTGCTGCTTTAATTTTAGCAGCTTCTTCCATATTAAATCTTAATAACCAATCTGCCTCAGGTCTATTCTCTGTTTTACCTAAAGCAGCATATAATCCTTGATTAGCAAATCCTTTAATCTTATTAACTGCATCAGGAGTACCCCATTGAGTAACACCACTATTAGCTATTGCATTATCTCTAATATTCTTTAATTGTAATGCTATACCTTTTAAATTGGGGTCAGCATCAGGAGAATTTAATACTTGTTGTATAGTATTAGGGTCAACACCCATTTGAGTCACAATATTTAAGAATCCATGACCTAGTTTTTTAATATTAGGGTCTTGTATTGTTCTATCAGCAAACTCTTTAGATTGATTAGCAACCTGTTGTAATACTGCTGCACCTGAAGCATACTGAGAAGTAAGAGTAGGATTCTTCATAAAATCATCAATAGATGTATTAGAAAAATCTTTATTGAATACCACTGAATTATCTCTAGCTCTTAATTCATTTTGGAATGCTACACCTTTTTGTCTATTAGTATAAGCTTCTTCAATAGGAGCAATATTACTAGAATAACCTGATTTTAAATCAACAAGTGATTGTCTACTAGTGGGGGTTAATCCACTAGAAGCAAGGGCACTTGATTGTTGTTTTAAGTTATCTAAATAATCACTATATTGTTTGTAAGCTACTGGGTCTTTAATAGGGTCAAGTCTACCTTTCCAAGCATCTGCTAATGTTTCTAATTTACCCTCATCATCCTGTATAGCTTTATGTTCTGTATCTGCCATAGCTACAGGAGCCATCATATCTTGATATGAGAAAGGGTCAAATCTTGCAGAAGTTACAATCATATTAGAATCCATAATCTAATCCTTTCTTAGTTTTAAGTGGTCCACCATTCTTTTTCTTATTTTTATAAGCAACTTGTCCATCCATTAACATTTTATAGTATAATGCAGGATTTGATGCAATCATTTCTCTACTAACAGCTTCTTTACCTATATTACCTAAGTCACCAATAAAGTTATTTCTATTAGTATTCTTAGCCATATTAAAATTAGATTTAGCTTGGTCTTTTAACATAGCTGATTTAAAAGCCATTTCATTATTAATACCTTGTTCCCAGTTAGATTGCTGAGCATTAAACTGATTAGTTCCTCTATTAAAATCTTCAACTCTTTGTCTTTGTCCTAAATTATATTCTTCAGCTTTTTGTGCTAAACTTCCTAATCCTTCATTATAATTATTATCAGCACTAAGTAATCCTGCTGCATAAGTAGCTCTATTACCACCACTTGCATTAGCTAAACCACTTCTTGTAGCTCCTGCATTAGCATTAAGTTTATTAATATAATAATCTCTATCCATAGGAGTATAACCTAAATAGTTACCAATTGTTTGACCTTTAACTTTTAATCCTGCTACAGTATTAGCTGCTGTATAATCAGGTTTATTAGTAACACCTAAAGCATCTGTAAGAGTAGCAATACCTGAAGCAGCTGTTGGTATAAACCTAGCATATCCCATATTAGTATCATTAAGAAAACTAGGATTAGTAGGAGGAGTTGCTATATTTTGACCATAAGTTACTCTACTTGCATCTTTAGTAATAGCTCCATTAATATCAGGTATAATAGGAGTAGCACCTTCAGCTCTATTACCTAAACTATTACCTAAAATACTTTGGTCATGAGCATATTTATCTATATCAATACCTGTTAAAGCAGGAGGATTTAAATAATCCATCTGTCCTTGTGTTGCATATATATTACCTCCAAATGCCATCATTTGTGGTTGACCTTGTGGCTGTCCACCTTGTTGAGGTACTTGTAATCCTTGACCTCCACCTTGTTGTTGACCTTGTGCAGCTACTTGTTGAGACACTTGCTGTACTAATTGCATGGCTTGTTGTTGAGGAATCCCAGCAGTTACTAATTGTCTTATAACTTGCTGTGGAGACATACCTTGTTGAATCCATTGTGATACTTCTTGAATTATTTGTTGCATATTAGGTTCAATTCCTTGAGGACTATCACCTTTACTTACTTGTCCACCTTTAGCCATTTCTTGTGGTTGTTGTGTTTGTTGAGTTGGGTCTTGTTGTGGAGCAACTGGTTGTGCTGGTTGTGCTATTTGACCTTGTTTTATAGCAGCAATCTGAGCAGCATTTTGTTGTCTTTGAGTCTTTTTAGTTTTTAATATCTCTTGAGCTTGTTTAAGTTTATTCATTGAATCATCTAAACCATTTTTACTAATAGGGTCATTAGGTCTTTCATCTGATTCTTTTGATAATACTTTAGCAATATCTCCAAAAGTTTTATTCTTAAATTTATTAGGTAATCCAACTTCTTCTAATAATTTATCAGTAGGAGTTAATCTATTACTATAAATATAATCATTATATTTTACTTCACCTTCTTCTACTAAATTAGGTTTACCATTTTGTCCAATACCTTGAGGTATACCACCTAAAGGATTTTGTTCATGCGTATTACCTGTATTAAAAGCTGTAACACCATTACTAAATGCATTAGTACCACTTGATATATTACCACCCTCAGCAAACATATCTCCAGTAGGAGTAGATGCTTCAAATCCTTTATAAGCATTTGGGTCAGTAGCTCTAGCTTTCATAACATCTGATAATTTAATAGGTCTTAAATAATTATTATGATTAGGGTCAGGGAAATCTCCTAAATAATCAACTCTAGTTGGTTTAGGAGTTATAGTAGCAGCATTTACATATTCATGTACTTTACCTACATTCTTATCTTGAGCATATTTTAATAAATCTTCTTTACTATTTATATAACCTGTAGGTTTTAAATCTGTTAAAGCTCTACTTAAAGTATCAGGATTAGATACTAAAGCATTTAAATTATTAAGATATGTTTTAGTATAATTACCATCTTGTAATCCAGTAAACCCACCATCTGCAAAGTACTGAGATTTAGCTAGATTACTATTATTTATATCTACCTTATTAATTTGAGCATTAAAATTACCCAATTGTTGTTGTCTTAATGCTTGTTCTCTATTATCTCTTGCTTTATTACCAAATATAGAAGATATACCTCCTGCAAGTAATCCAATACCTGCACCTACTCCTATACCTATAGGTCCTAAAGCAGCACCTGCACTAGCTCCTGCCATACCATCTTTTAAAGCAGAACCCATCACATTATTTTTAGTTATTGATACTGGTTTATAAGCATCAAATGCACTAGCAATATCATCATTACTATTAGCATTAATAGCAACATTATTTACTTTAGGTACTTTCATATTACCAAATACATCAGAACCTATATTCATTGCTCCTGAAGCTATACCCATAGCACCACTAGCACTTAAACCTGATGTAGAAGCAGAAACAGCAGAGTTACCATCAAATGCTCCAGTAGATTTTGCTAAAGAATTTAATTTAGTAGTTCCTTGATTTACAATAGAATTCATATCTAAAGGATTAGATACAGTAACTCCATCTAAAGGATTTTTGAGATAATTCATCTCATCTCCTAAAGCAAATATGTTTCCCTTCTTTCTATTTTTAACTTTATTCTTTTTATTAGTAATCATAATCAAATCATTTTAAACAAAGATAAGTAAAATTATCTACACTTACAAGTTTTTTATTAAAAAAATAATAGGAGATAAGTAAAATACTTATCCCCTACCTATTTATACTGTATAGTTTACTACTAAATCATGTAATACAGTTTTATTCTCAGTCTGTCCACTACCTATTAAACTAAGATATAACCAAGGATTTCTCATCCTATCTACACCAAATCTTCTATGAGAACTACCTGGTCTATTACCTCCTATTCTTCTTGAAGTATCAGTTGGAATAGTGGCTCTCCATACTCTAAACTTTTGTTTTAAAGTAGATTTTATATTAGCTGTTTCAGTTAATTCATTACTACCAGTCTGATACTCATTCCAAACATTTAACATGTCAAATGGTTTTAAATCACTTATCACATTATTAGAATCAAATGTATCAGCTCTAAAACTTATTGTATTAAATACTTTAGTTCTATGAGGGTCTTTATTAGCAATAACAGTAACCCAAAAAGGTTGTTTAAAATTAAAATACTCTCCATATTTACCAGCATTTTGTTCCCATAAATATAAAGTAGTATCTCCATCAGGTACTGTTAAGAAAGGTCTTCTTAATGATAAGAAGGTATCAAAAGCATTAAACATGAATGGAGTAGCTTTATAACTATAAAAAGATAAAAACTGTTGCATTAATTCTGAATAACCTAAACAATAATCTCCATTTATAAAATATACTATACTATTTACTTTATCATATTGAGATGTAAAAGTATTGTAAGTACTTGGTAACCAACTAATTTCATTAGTAATATTATTATTAGACCATGAATGGAATCCTAATTTATCAGATAAACACTCAGGTCTATTACCATTAAATAGATAAATACCTTTAGTAATATTATCAATAAAATATAAACCAAAATCAGATTGAGTTATACTCCATTTATTTCTAGTTCCTACAGTTGTAGTTGCATATCTTTTACCATCAACTTTAGCACTATTAGCTATTTCAATAGGTACACCATCTGAAGTATTTACTTGGATTCTACTATTATACTGTATAGTACCAATAGCTTTATCTTGGAATACAACTAACTCATTATTTAAATTTCTAATAGCATTAACTGAACCATACACACCATCTAAATCTAAAGTATTAGCTAAAGTTAAATTAGTCCATGTATCTATCAAATCTCCTGCTATTTTAGATTTAGTCCATGATATAGTATTAGGAAAATTATCTATATTAAACCTATTATAGTTTAAAGCATTATAAGTAAAGAAGTTATTTCTTTGATTATATACTGGATTGAATAAATTAAAATTAATAGGTGTATCTAAAGTATTATCTAAGTTACCTCTATTTTTATCAGTTCTACTATCTAAATTTATATGAGTCTCACATAAGAATGATACTACTTCTGATACTGAATTTACATTAGTTAATCCTGCTGTATAAGTCTTTAAACAATCATATCTTTGTATAAAAGTATCTCCCTCAGTATAATTAACTGTAAGAGTAGTTAAAGGTAATCCTGTAGTACCAAATAAAGATATTGGTTCACCACAAGGTAACCATGTATTAGCTTCAAAAGCTTCTTGAGTTTGTCCACCAAATCTATTAGCTATATCTTCATCATCTCTATATAATTCAGCAATCCATAATCCACTCTTTCCACTATTAGCTATAGTTATATCATCTTGGCTCATAGTATAAGCATCTGTTCTCCAAAATGAATTTACAGAATCTGTACTAACTTTATTATAACCATTTAAACTTGGAGCAATAGTTTGTACTCCACTATTCCATTTAAATCCAAATATAGCATGAGGTGTAGATTTATATTGTATTCTTACAGGCTCATAACCTATCTTATAATCTAATGGTAATTCATCATCATTAATAGAATTATCATAAGACATACCACGATTAATAGTATCTATAACACCATTAAAAGCAGCTGTAATAGGGAAACTACTCCACTTACCATAATCAGTATTATTAGTATTAGGCATTATGATTTTATCCACATTACCTTTATATACTATTTTTGAATTATCTTCTTCAGGTGAACCTATTTTAGTAATTACACTTTCTGTTGAATTGAATACACTTATATCAGTTATTCCATGAGTAGGAGTCCAAATATTAGCAGATTCTAAATAAGAATTATAACCTGCATATCTTAAGTTAGACATTAATTTACTAGCTAACTTAGCACTATAATTAACAACAGATACAGGTTCATTATTTAATGACCTTTCAGCTTGCCAAGGATAAACCATAAAATCAACTATAGTTCTACCGTGGTCTGTAGCACTATAATCATCATTTTTACTTCTTACAATCCTATCTTTCCATGCTGGTGAAGTTATTAAAGATTTATAACCATAAGTACTATAGTTTCTGATACCTAAGTTATTAAATCTAAATCCTCCTACATCTTGTTTAGGAGCAGTAGAAGTAGTGATACTTAAATTAGAATTGAATCCTGTTATATTAGTAAGCCCTATAATTCTTAATTTAAAATTATTATTCTCAATATTTTTTATATTATCATCAAATTCTATCTCAGGAGAATTTAAAGTCATTACTGACTGGTCTATATAAAAATTAGAAGGATAGTAACTTACAAAATCAGTTGTTGCTACATCTCCCAAATAATGTTGAGTAGGAGTGCCATCATTACACTGAATCTCTCCATTAGTACTACGCCATCCTGGTATACCATAACCATGTCTAAACTCATTCCATTGACCATTATTAATAGGATTAATATTAGGTTCAACTGGTCCATTAACTATAGGTCTTGAGAACCATGAAGCTATATTATCTACTGAATTATTATATCTATCTCCTACATTAAATAGAGTAGGATTTAATATTCCTTGTGCTATTACAGACCTATCATTTAATTGTGGATAAACCACAACACCTCTAACCCTAACATATCCTAATCCTATAAGGGTAGAAATTAAAGTAGAGTCATTAATAGTATAGGATGCTTTAGAACCTTTAACTACTACACCATTTGAGTCTATATAAGTTTGAGGATTAATAGTATTTAATACATCATTAATCCATATAGTTTCAGACCATTTACCTGATGTATGTTGAGCTTGTATACCAAATCTATAAGTGTCTCTAACTTTAAAAGATTTCTGAGAAGAGTAAGCATCAGTAGATACATTATCTATAAAAGTTCTATTTCTTAATGTTTCAGGTTTATAACCATAAAAAGAGTTATTAGACTCTTCATAGTATAAATTCTTTTCACTAAAAGTAATTGTTCTATCAATAATATTTAAAGTTTGTAGAGTTGGTCTATTAATCTTGATATTACCTATAAATAAAGTATTATCTTTTTGAGCTATATTATCAATTATTAATTCTTCTCCACCAACATATAATAAATCTGAGGGAGTAATAGTACTACCAGCTGTATTAGTATCAGTATAATCAATTATACCTGTTAGGTTATCTTTAACTGAGATATCAGTTACTTTTCTCACAGTTGGAGTTGAATCTATACTAGTTCTTATTATACTATATATTCTTAAATAATCAAATTTAGTATCTAAGTTAGTAATGTTAATATGGAAACTATTACTTATTTTTTCTTCAGCAGTACCACCTCTTTCTTTAAATGTACTATAATACAAAGGAGATACATAAAATATATTAGTTTCTTGTGCATATTGATTATAATAAGTAAAAGCATATTGTACTGTTCCTGATGGAAACATACCATCACTTAAATCATTCTTAACAATACTAACTACTTCTTTTAGTTGTAATGGTTGTACTGTATCAAATGATGTATTAGTATATACTTTAGAAGATATTATATTTACAAATCTTAGTTGATTCTTAGAATCAGTCCAATATACTTTTATAATATCTTCATTCTCATAAAAAGATAAAGTTTCTATAGGATGCTCATTATCAAGATTTAAGTTACCATTAAATAACTGTACTCCTTTAATTACACCACTCTCTTTATAAATTTTATAAATTGTATCACCTAATGTAGTACTATGAGTAAATATAATTAATATATCTTTTACAATAGCATATCCTAAAGCATCTCCTTTAAGTGTTATCTTATTATCATCTACATCAGATATATCTACTATCTTATTACCCTTCTCAGTAGATAAAGCTAATAATGTATTAGAATCTCTTGATATAAGAGACATATTCATATTTTCATATGCAAATTCACTACTGAATGAAGATTCAGTAATATCTCTTTGCATACCTCTAATTTTAAATTGCATTGCATCTAACTGCATAACTATTAATGTTTAAAATTTTCTTTTCTACCATTATTAATAAACCCTTCTTGGAATTGATGGTCTCTTATTATAAGAGTTCTAAATGAATTGAATAAAGTCTCAGCTTTAGATAAATCAAGTCTTTTAAATTCATTCTCACAAGAACCTACGGCAAATGCATATTGAGATTGAGTATTAGCTAATACATTTTGATGTAATTTACCTAAATCATAAAGTATAGTAAATACTTGTACTTTTATATAAGCTTCTAAAGCTCTGGTAAAATTACTATTATCTGGTAACATAGGGAATCCATTACTATCTGTTAAGAGTGCTCTGTAAGATAATATTATTTCTCCATCACTCATTGAGGTAACTATATTACCTCCCTGTATAACAAAAGTAGCTTCATTACCTACATCAGGGTTATTTGTAGTAGTACCATCTTGTAATAAGTGGAAACTATCACTAGAGTATCTAATCCTTCTATTATTAAAAGATATTTGGATAGTATCTATCCAATCTAAAGGTAATGTACCTATATAATTAGTAACAGGAATTGTAACTACTTTATCTACAAACATTCTTGGTACTCCTACTATTCTAAAGAAATCAACTGTATAATCCACTACAGTTTCAAGAGTTAAATCAGCTAATAGAGGATGCCTCATTAACTTATCCATTATAACTCTTATACTTGTATATTGTTCAGCCATAGCTTATTAATTATTTAAATGTAAAAGCATCAATAGTTCCACTACTTGCTGCTTGAAATATTTTCTTTTTTAATTCTCTATTTATATGTAACATATAAAAAGATTTGTTTGTATATAGAGCCTTACTTTTATTATAGATGACTCTATAATTTTCTTTAGACTCTATTTTTATAAGAGTTTTATTTGCTTTAGCTTCTTCATCATCATACCAAAGTTTTAATGTAGAATCCCAATCAATAGGAGCTTTATAAACTAATCTACCATCCTCAGATATTTTAGGTTCTAACTTATACTTTCTTAGTTCTATTCTACCCATCCTTTCAGGTAAATTAATATCTTCTCCATTAGCTAAAAAATCTGCTAACATATTATTAGTTTCTCTAATAATGGCAAAGTATTGACTTTCAGTTAATACAAACTTTTTATGCTTAGGTTTATGCTTTCTATAAAATTTATAAGCATCATATACACCATAAGAGTTGACTATTTTATGAACTCTATTAGAAGATACTTTCTTCAAATCTTTTATAAACTCACTATATTTCATTATGCTCCTGCTTGTGCCCTTGAATAAGGATTTTGTAAATTATTTTGTGCTTTCTGATGTGTATTATATTCATCAGCAGCATCATCTTTAGCATTATTAGTAGTATCAGATACTCTAAATTGGGAAGGTAATAATTCTTTTTCTACCATATCAATTAATATAGAAACTAAATTAGCTTCAAAAGGACATTCAATATCTAAAGGGTCTTTAAATTTACCATTAGAATCTAAATCAAATTCATTTACTTTAGTAGGGTCCTCAAATATAGTAGTTATTTCTATAGAAGTCAATTCAGATAATCTACTATCTCCTGATTTTAAATACAAATAACCATCAGGATTAATAGAACCATATACTACTTGAGTAAGAAATTTATTAATACCAACATATTTAAATCTATCTTTATTAACATAAGTAATATTACTCCCCCAGTAATCATTTGGAGATGATAAAGTTATAATCCTTTGTCCACCATTAAGATTAATTATTGAGGGTACTTTAGATTTGGTTCTCATGTATTGTAAAGCTTCATCTAATTCTCCTATACTACTAGAGGGAGATGCTTGTAACTCTAATTTAAGAGATTGAAAATTTGTATCAGGTATTTCTTTCTTAACATCAGAATACCTCTGTTTTAAAATAAGAGGTCTAAATTTATTAATAAGAAATGTTATGTGTTCCTCACCAAATATACTATCATCTGATTCAAGTTTTAATTTATCAATTATGATGTATATTAATTCTCTATAAGTCGCCATATTATTAATTTAGTTTTAAATAAAAAATCCTTGTGCAAGATAAGAAAAAAATCTTATATACACAAGGATTTAATTAAATTTATTATACTATGTATAATTTACTCTTATACAAGAGCTGCAATAGTTATACCACCTACTGTAATAGCAGCTATAATACTATTAGCTAATGCAATTTGAGCTGCATTATTTGCTCCAATAGCAGGTACTACAATAGTAAGATGCTTTTGAGATTTCTGTACATTAGTACCTTCTCCTTGATAGAAATAATCAATTTCTATGTAATTATAAGCTACAGTTGGGTCAACTAAATAAGCAGTTTTAATTACATTAGGGAAACCTACATTTCTATATTGGTCACCTCTTTCTCCAACAAAGAAATATTCCATATCAGCAGTGATTTTACCATTTAAAACTGCATTACTAGATGCACTTTTAACAGAAGTACCCCAAACATAATCACCATCAGCTAATGTAATTTTATCACATTGAACTAAATAATTAAGAGGTTGAGATTCTTTAGTACCAAGTGTCCAAGGTTGTTCTACTTCTTCAAGTATAATACCTGTAGTTGTACCTCCAGTTAAAGTTCTAGCAGCTTCAGTTACTAACACTGTAGTATCTGTACCAGTAATATTTACTAAAGGTGCAGCAGTAGCACTTGCATTTATGATAGCTTTTAAATCTGCAATAGTCTTAGCAGCAGCAGTTAAAGCAACAGAGATAGCAGAACCTGTAACAGTTACAGCAGCAGTAGCAGCAGCTACGTCAGTAATAGCAAAAGTAATTGCATTACCAGCAGTTCCTACATTATCAGCAGTAACAGTAACACCTGCATTAGAAGTTAATACTATAGAAGCAGCAGTACCATTCAAAGTTACATTTAACAATGGAATTTTTTCTCTTGACATGTTAAGTACTAAAGAAGCAGCCATAGCTTGATAAAACTGTTCAGCAGTCATACCTGTTGTAGCATGTACTACACCATGTTTAAAGTATTGGTCATCAAATGATATACTTCCCCATTCATAGAACTTAACTCTAGTTAAATAATCTTGTCCTGCAAGAGGAGCACCACCATTAACATTTGCATCTAAAGCTACAGTGTACTTATTAAGAGGTCTACTCATTTTAGTATACTTAAATGCCTGTGCTTGTGTAACATTAGCAAATGGAATAGAATCTGTTTTAACAGGACCATCTGCTCCTATATATTTTAAAAATAATTCAGTAGAGTTATTATCTACAGATATAGCACCTACACCTGTTGTCCCTAAAGAATTTGCGACAAATAAATGTCTTACTTGATTTTCTGAAAATGTTGCCATTTTTTAAATTTGGATTAAATTAAACAATTAATTATTTATTTTGGTAATTATAAACTTTAGTAGCTGTTTCTACAGCTCTTTTAAGTATTAACATATGTAATGATTCATGTAAAGCACATTCTGTTTCAACAGTAACACCATCTATTTCAGCATCTATTAAAGTATCTAATACAATTGGAGTAGGCATTGCAATATATCTCATTACATAAGTTTCTACAGTATATTTAGATATTAATTCTACTCTATTATCTGAGATATCTAACTTTAAAACTTGACTATCATTTGGTCCTCTAAAAGGATTCCTATAGGTTCTAAAGTAATCATCATGAGTTGTTGGTATAACTATAGCTGTAGAAGTAGTTCCGCTAGGTAATGTATCATCAACTAGAATAGCTTCTTCATAAGCTATAAACCATGCTTCTGAAGGTATGCTAAATAAATAAGAGTTATTAGCAGCTAACTTCTCAGAATGTGTATCAGCTAATATAACTGAATTTTTAAATGTTATTACTAATGTAGATAATGCTCTCCTAGCTTCTTCAGTACCTTCAAATGAAGTAGTATCTCCTGCTCCACCATAATAAGCTTGTATAACTTCTTTTTGAGCTTGTGTCAAAAATACTGACTTATCATATTCTGATAAGCCAGGAGCCATATTACTTAAAGCATTATCATACAATACATCAAATTGATTACTGAATTCAGCTGTAGTCATTATTCTTGTGATTTAAGATTTTTAATTTTAGCTTCTAACATCAATTTAGTTTCTTGATTCTTAGGTAAACTTAAAAATTTAGCAGCATTACTAATAGTTGGGTCATCATTATTATTACTAAGTGGTGAGTTATCACTAGCTAAGTACAAATAATCTCCTCTTTTCTTAATTAAATTAAACTCTAAAGCTTCAGATATTAATACTTTAATATTCAAATAAGGGTCTTGAGCTACTTGAACAAATAGTTTAGCATTAGCTTGGATAAGGTCATAAGCTTTACTTTGAATAAATTCTATATCAGATTTAGCACTAATTGGTCTACCATCTATAGTCTCTACAACTAATTTAAGTATTTTCTTTTCATCTTTAATTTTACCAAATATCATATAAGCTTGCATAGATGCAGTAAGATTCTTATTACTTTCTTTTGCTTCTTCTTTTTCAGCAATTAATACGAATTGATAAGTGGCTTTAGGACTATCATTTAAGGCAGTTAAATTAGGAGCAATAAAGTCTTTATTAGCTAATAATACCTTATATTTAATATAGTCAGTTGGGTCAGATAATTTTAAATAAGTTTCACCTTTAGTAAGTCTAATACTGAAATTATCCCAAAAATTATTCTGTTTTAAATATATAGATAAAGCATTAGGTTCTAATCCCATAGCTTCCTCAAGATAATTCTTTTCTGATGTTGTTAATACATTTACAAATGTATTACTTGTTTCTAAGATAGGAACTGTAAATGTTCTTGTAGCATTTTCAGCTAAACCACCATAAAAAATATGTTTAGGATTAGTAATCATTCCTGATTCTCTAGGAATATGTCTTACTGTGATAACTTCATCCCTCAAACATGATATAGGTGCATCCATTTCAATAGTTTCACTTCTCTTAGTAATTCTTTTTTTGCTAGGTTCTACTATATCATTAGTAAAAACCTGTGTAGTTTCATTTAAATCTAAATCTAAATCTAAATCTTTTTTGTTTTTTTCTCCCTCTCCCATTTTGTTTTTTATTTTTTTATAAAAAGTAGGGGAGTATTAATCCCCTACTAATTAATTTTTTTATCTAAGAATAGATGGTATCAATGATATTGTTCTTGTAGCATCTAAGATAAATACACCACCAGTCCACATTTTATGGATAACAGCAGAATCTTCATCATGAGCCATATTAAAGTTATTTACTTCACCAGTAAAAGGATTTCTTAAACCCCAAATATAACCTCTAATATCATTTTGACCTTTAATTCTAGCTAACTGAATATTAGGTTGGTCAGTAGACCCAATATAAAGAATATCATATCTATATGATTCAGCTGGACCTCCATCAGGATGTTGAATTTTATTTCTAATTTCATCATCATATAATGAATCAACTTCTACTTTTACAGTAACCCCATTAGGTGCTCTAAATTCAGTGAACTGGAACCCAGCAGCTAAAGCATTTTGATGTAAAGGTGATTGAACTTTCTGAATCATTCCTAATGCATCAGCATTAATTTTGAATGCAGTCCATCCTGATACTTCATTTAATACTACTTTACTAAATTGAGCAGCACCTCTTTCCCCTGTTTTCATAATGAATACACGGTCATTTAAAGCTAATTTTGAAGAAGATAATTGATATAAAGCATCTTCAATTAATTTTAAACTGAATCTATTGTAATAGATAACATTAGATACTTCCATTTGTTCTCTTAAACCAGCACCTTGTTTAATAACATTACCTGATTTACCAAAGTTCAAATATTCACCATTTCTATTTCTATTACTTCTACCATACATAGTAACATTATTTTTTTCCTCAGAAAAAGTTGTTTCTACTTGGTAATCTACGTGGTGCATCCACATATTATCAACTACTTTCTTACCACTTTCATCTAAGAAAGGTATACCAATAGCTAATTTTTTGTTCAACATAGAACCAGGAACTTTATGTTTGATTCTAATTTGAGACCATTCATTTCTCATTGCAATTGGAGAGCTGAATCTTACATCACCTACACCTCTTGACATTTCTCTTTCTACTGGAGAGTATTCAACACTAAATCTTTTACCTAAGGTTAACTCATCAAAAGGCATACCAGTCATAACTCCACCCATAAGTTCAACCTTATAGACTGTATTAGAACCTTCTGCTTTACCTTCAGCAAGCAATCTCAATGGGTAAACTTCATTCTTTTCCCCTACAATAACATTACCATCAGCAAACCAATCCTCGTTAAATACTAAGTAAAAAGGTTCACCTGCAACACCAGCATTACCTGAAGTGATAACATTACCATTTTGGTCTCTAGCTTCTACTAAAGGAATATTTCTTCTTGAGCTACCAATAACATCCCAAGTATATTCCTCATCTGTATCAAATTCCTTAATAGGGAATTGAGAAAGATAAGTTTCAAGAGATTTACCTCTTTGTAATGCTAACAACTGAACCATTAAGTTAGTTGCTTTCTGTGGTGCTCTTTGGAATATAGCTCCTAAGTGATTGTCTTTAGTAAGACCTTTCCAGTGGCTGAAACCGTAAGTTTGGAATCTTCCTAATTGTGCCATTTCTTATTAATTTTTTTAATCTTGTTTATAAAATACTTTATTATTATACGTCTAATCTTAGACCTATATGTTTCTCTTTATCTTCAATACCTCCTACAAACTCTAAGTTACCATTAGATAAACTGCTATTATTGATAAGAGTATGCTCAAATTCTTTCATACTCTTTCTATTCTCAGCTTTAACAGCACCTTTAATTAAGTTATCCATATTTTTAAACCCATCAGTAAGGGTAAAAATAACAGCTACTTTATGAAGGAAATCAGATTTATTTTCTTTTTGATACTTTTGAATAGCTGTATAGTAATTACCTTCTTCATCTTTAAAAATAGGTTTACTAGCATTATCAAATATTCTCTTTCTTGTATCTTTATTAAGTACTATATCAGAGAAAGGCTTCTCTGTTTCTAATATCTTTTTTTCTAGTTCAGCAGCTTCTTTTTTAATAGCTTTCTTTTCATTTTCTACTTCAGTTCTAGCTGCTTTAATAGTATCTTCATACTTACCAACAAAATGTTCTTTATTACTTACTAATGCTTCTAAAGCATCTTCAATATCAGAACCTGAAGCTATTGATTTATTTACTTGCTTTTGTGCTCTTTCTTCTGAGAATCCTTTATTAATATAATCTTGAAATATTAATTGTCCTCTAAGTTTAGTAGCTTGCTCAGTTTCTTCAGAAATAAACTCTTCAGTTAAACCATTTAAATAACTAATAGTATTCTCAAAATATTTAATCTCTGAGGTTTCTACTCCACTATCAAGAGCATCTTTAATTCTTTTTTGTGATTCTTCTAGTTTAGACTCTACTTGCTTCTCCATAGCTGTAACAAAAGTTTCAGCATCAGTAACTGTCTTTAAGAAATCATCATCAAGGTCAGGTAGGACACCTTCATCTTTTAAAGCTTTAGCAAGAGAAGAGTAGGTGTTGGGAGAAGCACTTTGTTTATCTTTATCTTTCTCAAGATTGGTGTCCTCCTTGTCCTTGTTGTCTTTATCTTCACTAACTACGCTCTCTGATGTTGGGAATAAATTATTCTCATCCACCTCATTAGTTTCTATCTTTTTATCTTTATCTTCATCAGAATTATCTACTTTATCTTTATCTTCAAACCCTAATTCAGTTTCATCCATAAAGATATTTTCAATATCTAATTCATCAATTTTATCAAATCCTGGCATAAATTGTTCTCCCTTTTTAATTTATTAAACAAAGATATGTAAAAAACTTAATATATGCAAATCATTAAGTTTTTTACTTATACTTTGAAATTATTTATAATACTAATTTTACTCTAAAGTTATAAAAACTTTCTCAGTCTTAATAGCTTCTGTTATTAATTGATTTAACTTATCTGAAGCAACTCTTGATGTAGTTAACTTACCTTTTGCAGTATTATTACCTACTAAAATACAACCTTCTGTATCTTCAACATCATTACCTGAATGTATTCTAACTCCTGCAAAGGAAGGTACATTAATAAGTAAAGGTAATACTCTTTTAAAATGATTAGAGTAAGTCATAGTTACTTCATATTTTCCAAAAGGAATACATGTTTTACTAAATACTTTAGCTTCATTATTATCAAACTTACCATCTTTATTAATATCTCTGTTAGTATCTTCTAAGGTATCACAGAAATAAACTCCATTTATACTAAGTTTACCTATAGTATAATCAGGAGCTAAATATATTCTTTTAACTAATAGTTCCATATTATTTTGTTGTTAGTTCAGCTAATAAAGGTGAGTATCTTGGGTCAATTGATGTATTTTTTAAATCTTCAACATCAATAAGAATAAGTTTAATCACATATTCTTTATCCATATCTTTCTCATACTCTTTCATTAACTCTGTATGTTTCTCTCTTTCTTCCTCAGATAGTAATTTAAGAGCATCAAAGAAATTAAGATTATCAATTGATTCTTTTGCTTCAATCATTTCTTTTTTCTTTAATTCTAAAGCTTCCCAAGCTTTCTTTTCCAAGTCTTTTAATTCTTGAGATACACATTTATCTATGATTTCTGTAGCATCTTTTAAAAGAATTAAATTTTGATTCAATCTAGTAGTAAGAACTATATTTTTAATGTTTTGTTTATAACAATAGTTTAATAGTTCTGATACTCCTTCAAATAGCATTTTTACTTTGTAATTTTTCATCTCCCCTTTTTAAAATTAATTAATTATTTACTTATTGTAGTATAGATATCATCTACATCTCCTACTATTAATTTTTTATTATCAATAGTACAATCAGCAGAAAAATTAATATTACTATTAGATGTAATCCCTGAAGGATATACATTAAAAGTAGCTATATTTTTACTATCTATAACTGCATTTCCATTTAAACTTAGAACTTTAGAATCCTTTGATACATAGTTAAAAGTATAAATAATACTACCTATAATTACATTAGCTTCTGTAGTAGTAGTTTCATTTGTTTTTGTAATTTCCATAATCTTTTTT